CCAGAGGGTTTTGAGGCTGAGGGTTTGTTCATTGGCTCCTGCCAAATCTATTCCGACTGCGACCCCGAAAACTCCAAATCGTCCATTGTGGTGCAGATCCCTCACACCAGCAGCGTTTCGCGCCATACAAGCCAAGGCGGCGGATGCGGCAAAGACGGAGTTTGAGGTCGTGTTCACTGCGGACGCCACGCCGCCGGATGATCTTCGTAAAATAAACCTGTTAGCCCTGTCCGCCAAGCTGGCCCCATGGAAAATACCCGTGCGGGAGCCACTCACATCAAGGCGGGCCGAAAACGTCCTCGCGCCGACCGAGCTGGAGCCGTCGAACTGCTCGATACTGCCACTGTCGCCGCCATTTACGGCCCCCATGTGAATGCGTCTATCAGAACGCGAATCAGCTTGATGGCAAAGGCAGAAAATTGAGCCGACCACGGGATCTCCCGCTGCGCCAAACATGGTCCTCATGTTGACGCCTGTGTCGAAATACCCCGTTGATCCATCACCCTGCACAAATCCCGCGCCGTGCGTTACGCCACCGACGAACGTGCCGCTGCTGCGACTAACCATACAGATCGCATTAGCTGCGGCGTTGCCCCAGATCGGCAGGTAAAGGCGCTTGTGCAAACCCCATCTCGACGCGGCCTTTTCCGCCTTGATGAAATCACTGATCGCTTGCCGCTGCGTGGCAGTCGCCGCCGTGCCGAGTGCGTTTTCGACAAGTCCCAGATAGAGTCTCGCGTCTGGATCATACTGCCGCCGCTGGCTCCCAATGCTGGCGTAAAGAACGGACATACTTAGATGAAATCGAATGTGTTTGCTGCGACCTGATGAAGCGCGAACTCCTCGCCCGCAAGGACTCCCGAAATGCCGTTGATCGTGATGCCGGTGTTATTGAACGTCAGCGCACCCGCACCCGTGACGCGGCGGAAATAAACAATCTGTCCCGCTGTCCACGCGCCGGATGCGTCCGGTTGAATCGTGATCGCGCACCCAGCTGCATTCGTGAAACGGAATTTTACACCGGCAGCGGCGGGGGTGATGGTTTTGGTCGTGTCGCTGACGGTTTCAAAAAGGATGATGGCCGGATAGCCTGCGGGTCCGGTGGCTCCTGCTGATCCTGTCTCGCCTGTCACTCCGACGTCGCCCCGTGGGATCGTGAAATCGAAAACCGCCGCGCCCGTTGTCCCGGTGTTAGTGATTGCGACGCTTGACCCAGCTGCACCTGTCGCGACGTTGCCGAGTGCGACAGTGGCCGCAGCTCCGGTTGCTCCTGTCTCCCCCACGTTGCCACGCGGGATTGAAAACGCCAGCACGGCGGCGGCGCTAGTGCCGGTGTTTGAAACGGTTGCGCTTGATCCTGCCACGCCTGTTGAGACGGTCCCGACTGTTACGGTGGCGGCGTCGCCCTTGTCACCTTTGGGGATCGCAAACGTCAGCGTCTGACTTGGTGAGGTTCCGCCGATGGTGACTGCTGCGGCCGATCCTGCTGCGCCTGTGGTCACGCCTGCGACGCTTAGGGTGTTGGCGGGTCCGGTCGGGCCGGTTACTCCAACATCACCTCGCGGGATCGTGAAATTCAAGGTGGCCGCGCTTGCGCTGCCGCTGTTCGTGATCGCCACGTTTGATCCTGCCGGACCTGTTGAGACAGAGCCGACGGAAAGCGTGCCCGTGTCGCCTTTTTCGCCCTTGTCCCCTTGCGGGAGGGTGAAAGCGAGTGTCTGGCTTGGCGCGGTGCCGCCAACCGAAACGCTCGCCGAGCTTCCAGCCGCGCCTGTCGTGACGCCCGCGATAGACAAGCTGTTCGCGGGTCCAGTTGCTCCGGTCGGGCCGATGGGAACGCCGGGGGCGGCGGTGACGACGGGAATGCTGGTCGTGGTCGAGCGGGTCACGTCGCGGTCAATCCGCAGGCGGAAGAATGCCACGGTGGCCACGGCTCCGGTCGTTAGGTTTTGCGCTTGGATGTCACAGAAAAGGTTTTCGCGGGCGAGGCTTGCCGTGTCCTGGGGCACTAGGTCAATCGTTGCGGTGGTGCCGCTGACAGTTAAGCCCGTGCCCGTGACTTTTTGAATCAACGCCTTGGAGTCGTCGTCGGTGACGGATTTCTTGGCCGTGAAAATCAGCAGGAAACCGGACGGATTGAAAGCCGAGCCGTCGAGAGTCAGCGGGATCGTCAGCGTTTTCGAGTCGCCGGAATAGAGGGAAAAAGTGCTGCTCATGGGTCGGGTGGGATTAAGCGCGGGATCGGGATCGGCGGCGAGGGTTGGCGGTGGTCCCCGCTGCGCTAGCCTGCTTGATAATTGTCTTCGACGGGGATGCGGAGGCGGTCAATCAGGCTTTGGAAATCCATGCGCGGACTTGGGCCGATTCTGACTTCCGCCGCTCCGGTCGAGAGGTCGATGGACAGCTCCGAAACGGGCGCGGCCATGCTCGCCCACTCGGCAGGGGTCGTGTCTGCCGCGATGTTGAGGTAGTCGCCCGGCTCAGGGAAATCGGCGGCTTTCGGGTCAAGCGACAAGCTGCCCTTGTAAGGCGTCCAGTCTTGGCGCGCGAAGTAGTTGGTAGCGAGGTCTGCCGGGGCTGGGTTGAACTCGGCGCGGTCGATCAACGCCGAGTTACCAACGGCAGCGGTCACGGTCGAGTTCGCTTGTGTGGCCGCTGCGTTCGCTTCAAGCGCGGCACGGATGACCGACGGGGCTTTGCTGAGGACATTGACAGCTACATTGACGTAACGATAGACATAGCTCCGATAGCCAGCATTGGCTAATGACAGAGTCAGGTAATAGCCTTGAGTGTAACCATAGATATAATTCTGAAACCCACGGGTGCCAAGTCCATCTCCGATGTATGCAATAACGTTGCCGTAAAGAGTTGCGGCGCTCTGTGTTGCACCCGCAATGGCGAGCTGTGCTGCTGTAAATGGTGACCCACTGACTAGCCAGCCTCCCACCGTGGAGTATACCGGCGGCAAGCTGACAGTTTGCTTATAGGTGCTAGAGGTCCCTAATCCAACGCCGGGGCTAGGATAAAGAGTGATTGAATAGGCAGCTTGCCAGCCAAGACTTGGATAAGCCGCCAAGGCTGAATCCTTTTGAATGACGTAGGCAAGCCAGTTGAACGTATCTGAAACCGTCGGGATTGCAGCCAGTGCTGCTTGGTAGTTTGCATTGATCTGCGCGTTAACGGCTGTCACGGCAGCATTAGCAGCGACGAGCGACGTGTTGGCGATTTCGCGGGCGATGGTCGAGGTTGAGACCGCTTCAGAAACCATCATGTCCGTCCGCTCATGGCCGGAGAGGTAAACGCTCAATTTGCGCCGCGCCTCGGCAGTGTCGTCGCCTGCCTGCTGCACGCGGTAATTCACAACCGTGTCGCCGTCGCGCTCGGCGTAAACAAACGCCACGGAGAGTGCCCGCGCTTCGGGCCACGCGGCGAGCTGGACAGCAGTGGCGTGGTGGTTGGGGCCGTCGAGGTTGATCGTTGTCGAGCTGCTGGCGGTGCGGGCGTAGAACCGCAGCGTCGGCGGGCTGGTCGCGTAGTCCATCCGCGTCGTGACATCCGGTGCCCACTTGAGCGCGTCCTCCAATGCTCCGGCCAGCGACGAAGCTCGGAAGGACATTTTCGGGACCGTGAACATCACAGGAGTGGATGCCAGCGTCGGGGCTTGGATCGGCAACCCCTCCGCCGTGGCTGCGGCGAGGATCGACAGCAGACTCGTCCGCAGGTCGCCTTGGTCATAGGTGACGTAGGGGCGACCGTTTGCACTCAGCAAACTGGTTTGGGACAGCCCGAGGTAGACGTTGGACACCTCGTAGGAGTAAATCCCCTGCGGGTGGGTGTAGGTGCGTTTGGCGATGCCGGTGAACAAGCGCGTGCCCGTCCCGTCGTAGAGGCTGATCCATTGCCCGTCGGCGGGAATGACTTTGCTGCGACTGCCAAGAATCTGAAACGTTAGCGTGTCAACATCCAGCGAGCGCAGCGACAGCGTCGCGTTGTAGCAGCACAAGTCAGCCAGCGAAATCTGCACCGTGTCCAGCGACTTGCCAGCCTCTCCGGCGAGGTAGTAAGGGGCGGTCGGTTTCATCGGGCAATCGAGAAGAGTTGGTTAATCTGCGACTGCTGCTGGTTGATCCGGTTATTGATGGAGGAGATGCCAGCGGTCAGATTATTGAGTGCGGAAAGGAAGGCGTCGCCCTGCTCGGAGAGTCCCTTGCCGACGTCCTGCACGGCCTTGGTGATGGCCTGCGTGTCCTGCGGGTTGGGCGTCAGCGTTTGGATCGCGGCGACCGTGGTTGTGCGTTCGCCATCGATGGCGGTTTTGACCTCGGTGGCTTTGGTGGTCGCCGCCGTGGTGACGGTTCCGACCTCGACTTTGATTTGTTCGACAGCGGCGACTGGCCCTTGGGCGACAGCCTCCGTGAGCGACGCAACAACTCCATCGAACGCCTTGGTGGAGGCAGCTGTTACCTTGACCGATGAATCCGCCTCCTTTTCGCCTAGCTTGATCTCGACCTCATTTAGCAATACGCCACGTTCAGCGGTGATTCGCTGGGTCGTGTCGGCAAACTCCTGCTTGGCCGAGGCGGCGTCCTCACGGGCGGCCTCAACGCTTTTCGCGAGGTCATCTATATTCGCTTTGGGATCATGAGTGTTGATCGCCGTTTGATACGCCGAGTATGCCGCGTCGAACTTTTGTTGCGCTTGGGCCGCCCCCTGCTGCGCTGCGCCTAGCTGCCCGTTGAGCGCGGCGATCCCGGTGCGCAGTTGGACGGCCAGCGCATTCGCCTCGGCCACGCCCACGTCATATTTCTGGCCTGTTTGCGAGTTCGTTTGACCTTCACGCTGCTTGGCGATCTGAATTTCTTGGTTGGCCCGCTGCTGCTCGATATTGCCCATCTCCGTCCGCAGTTGGTTGATGCGATCGATGGCTTTGGCTTGCCGCTCTAGTGCGTCGGCCTCGCGTTTGTATGTATCCGATAGAAATTCCCGCGCCACCTCCTTTTGCAGCTCCTTCTGCTGGGAGACCATGTATTTCTTGGCTTCCGCATTGGAGCGAATCGCCTTTTCCTCCTCCTTGGTGGCGGCCGTCATGCCCTTGTAGGCTTCAGCCACGGCCCGCCCGCCGATGGCCAGCGCCGTGATGATCACGCTGACCGCCGTGAGTGGCGACAGAACTGCGGACATGATCGACCCGAGGCTGAGGGTCGCGCCCTTCAGCATGGTCAGCGCCCCGACTGCCTGCGGTGCCTGCTGGCTCATGGCGACGAGCGCGCTAGTCCCGCCCTGCACTTGCACGGCAAAGTCGGTCACTTGATAGCCGACGTTGTTAAAAACGTGGCCGAGGTTTTTAATCTCGCCCGCCTGCGCTCCGGCTGCACGAGCGGCAACGCGGGACTTGGCCTCGACCACGTCCGCCGTCTGTTGCGCGGCTCGCGCTTCCATGTGGAGCTTGTCCACCAAGTCCTGCTCGGCCTGTTCAAGCTCGCGGGTCAGGCGGATCTGCTCCTTGCGGGCGGTGATGGCAGCGCCTGCCGTCGGGTCGTCGTATTTCACGCCCCGAGTGCGCGCATCGCGCTGCTGTTGCAGCGTTTGCTCTTCGGCCTCGACCCGCTTGATCGACTCGACCGTTTGATCAATTCCCGCGGTATCCGCCGCGGTAGTGATCTGAATTTTGATGTCGTTGTCAGCCATGAGGTCGGGGCTTTAGGAGATCACAGAGCGGCAAGCATGAAGGCCAGCAGTTGCTCGTAGCGGATACCGTAAGCGTTGCCTGCGGCGAGGGCTGGTTTCGCCACTTTGCCGTCTTCATTGAGGATTTCTGGTGTTGCGTCCCACTCGTCGTAGCACAGCAGCGCATAGTCGGCGGCATCGAGTCCCTCAGCGGCGAAGGCGGCGACCACGTCCTGCGCGATGATGCCGATGTGAATGCGCGCCTTGTCACCCTTGGCGGTCACGGCGTCATTCATCTTGAAGGCTTTCAGCAGCGGCTTCAGCGAGATAGCCACGGCGGTTTCTGCCTCGGAAAGCGGGCGGATTTGTTGCTTTTGGCGGGCGTCCGAAGTGCTAATCGTAGTCGTGGCGGCGAAAAGTTGGCTCCAACGGTAGGCTGTTGTCCCGAGCGACTGTAAACCGTTTGATCCGGGGCGGATAGTGCCCCCTCCTTCCATTGTCATCCGCCAAACGCCGTCAATAGTAAAATTTAAATCATTATTAGAGTTGATGAGTTCGACGAGTTTGCCGGTTGTATCGCGAAGATTTAATTTGATCACTCCATCAGATGACATATAAAACCCGGATTGATTAACACCGTTAGTTTTAACCATGCAAAACCCCCAGCGAGCAGTAGTGCCGTCAGATGTAAAGGAGCCGGGGGAATAATAATTCAGACTGAAAACAGCTGACGTAGATACAGCGAATGAAGTCATAGTCCCATTGCCTAGATAGACTGGGGCATAAGCATTGATATCTCCAGTCCCAATGTGGAGCAGTTGATTGTAGGTCGAGGCTGGGCTTGATCCGGTGAGGTTATTGACTGGCATGGTTTGGTGGAGTTAGAATCTTAAAGGGCTTCCCAGTTGTTGGTCACGGCGTTCCAATTTTGAAGCACCCAGTCGAATCGGACGCCTTGGAAAAGCGTGATCGCGGAAACCGGGGTTTTATCGCCGGATTCGGTCCGGTAGTTGGTCATGGAGGCGAAGCTGCCGCTGAACGCTTGGGTCGAAGAGCAACCGAGAATCACTGCGTCGAGAAAGTCCCACGTCTCACCATTTTGGACGGCGATGCGAAGCTTTCCGGTGGTCATGTAGGGAATGGTCGCCGGGTGCCGCATGGCATAGCTAGCGGCTTCCGCGTGGCTGGCGTGGCTTTTGCGCCGTCCCCATTCCACGGACACCCTCGCGCCCCATTTCGGGATGGCCACGCCATAGGTTGAGCCAATCGGTGCATAAGCATCCGAGGAAACCGAGACGGGAAAGGTCAGCGGGTTTTGCATCCGATCCCCATAGTCGAGCATCCGCACGGTGGCAGAGCCATCGTCCGGGATGAAGTCAATTTGATGGATCGAAGAGGTCATCAGCCGTTACGGGATGAAGACTGTGGCCGGAGCTGAGACCGTGGGCGGGGCATAGCTGGTTTTGACAAAATCCGGCCCATCAACTTGATACTGGTTAACGGATGGGCTTCCCACACCAACAGTCACTGTCCATGCGGTTAGCGGATTCGGGAAACTTTCATTTGATACTTTGGTGGCCAAGTAAGTGCTGCCAAGCGACAGCTCCCATTGGGTGCCGCTGTGACTCATGATAACATTGGTCGGACTTTCTGTGTGGGTGCCGTCGCTTGACCAGCTATGTTTTCCTGCGTCAGCTCCGGCATAAGTCATTGTTCCATTGACTCCAGCAGTCGTAACTCCTGCGATCACCATGCGGATATACGGTCTGAAAACTTCGGCGAATATGATCCTCGGGGCAGTTGTTGCGGCTCCAGCAGTCGGCGGCGTGTAGATTGAAATGGGTGCGGATGGCATGGGTGGGAATCAGTGAAGGGTGACGAGGAAGGATTAAGCCGGGGCAGAGGGTTGGACTCTGCCCCGGCAACGATCAAAATCACGCGTAGGTAACGAACGTGTTGAGCGTGCTTGGGCGTTGCTCAAGCGAGAACTCGACCGAAGACGTCGCTGGGCCGATGTCGCCGTCGTTGACGAGGCGCAGGCGGGACCAGACTTGAACGCGCTCGATGATCGCGCCGGACTTGTTCTGGACTTCCAGCAGCATGACGCCATCGAGGAAGTTGTCAGCCTTGACGCCGGGCGATTGGGCGGAGGCTGCGACTAGGGCGGCAGCAAGGCCGTTTTCGAGCTGCTTGAGATAGCTGTTGGTCTTGTGGGTGGTAGCCGTCCACTTGCGCATCGTGACCATTTCCTCGATGTCCTCATAGTAGCCGCCGCCGTCGGATGGCACGTTGAAGGTTTCGCTTTTGATCGTCTTCGCGGACTTGACGGTTTCGATGTCTTGGAACTGGTAGCTGGTCCAGTTGGTAGATGGGCTGTTGTCAGGCCACGTCGCATTGGCAACAGTGAGGCCATCGACGAGTTCGCCGGACGGGATGAAGTAAAGGCGGGCGTTCTTGAGTTCGCGGCGGATAAGGGTGGGTGCAGCCATAATTTAATGAGTTGGATGTTGAGGTGAGATTAGAAGAGGCCGACGATTCGGACCTTGCCGAGGGCTTCCAGTGCCTTTGCGTCGCTGGCGGTTAGCGGAAATGAGCAAGGGCCGATGCCGCAGATCGCGTTGCCGATCTTCAGCCCGTTTTCGAGGATCTGGACGGCGACATTCCGTGCTTCTGGCGCGGCCTCGACAGCGGCCTCGACAGTAGCAGGTTCGGCGGGTGGTGCGGTATTTTTAGCCATGAGTCAGAGTTGGGATGGAGTGGTGAGTTTGATTTGATGGGCGAGCAAATCGGGCACGTCGGTCGGGGTGATCTCGGTGCAAATCAATCGGTCGCTGTAAGGCGTGGCGGCAGTCTCGCGCCAGTCGTGGAGGTGGTTGGCGATGGCCTCGGCGAGATCGTCGGCGGGCGTTTCGCCGGGGCGCAGGATCGGCTTGGAAAACAGGGTGACGGAGAACCCGCTTTCGATTCGCGGGCCGTCGGCGGAGACGTCTTTGTTGGTGCCGCCCGTCCACGAAACCAAAACGAGGTTGCCGATCTGCTTGCCGATGACTTTGCGCAGGTCGCTGAGAATGTCGTGCTGACGGTCAACCACGACCCGGCAATCCGCGAGGATCGGCAGCGTCTGCAACGAGGTGCAGATTGCGTCGGCTTGTTCGTAAAAGCGGGACATGGTTAGAAATTAAGGAGGGTGGAGCCGCCGCTAACAGTGGTGGCCTCGGTGGATTCCGGAATGGTTCCGGCGGCGTCTTCAATCCGCACGTCGCCCTTGGCCACGGCATCGAGGAAATCATGGGCTTTGCGTAGCTCTTCCTTGCGGGTTTCGGTCGATCCTTCGGACAGCGGCAACGATCCCACCAGCGCATCGCGGGCGATGGTGCAGGCGGCGAACAGGCACTCGTCGGGAATGGTTCCGGCCGCTCCGAGTTTGACGAGGTTTTCACGGTTGGAGGCGACCTTGCCGCGCACCATGGCCGTGACCTGGAGAATGATCTCGGCGAGCGTATCCACACCATCCGAGGCTTGATCACCTGCGTCCACATAGCTCTCCAGCTCGTCCTTCGCAGGACGGCCTTTGATGTTGCTAGCGGTGAGGGTGATCCAAGACATGAGGAAAAGAGAACGGCCCCACCCGCGTTGATACGAGCGGGGCCGAACTTGGGGTTTTAAGCAGCGATTAGCTGAGGGTCAGGGCGAAACGAGCGGCGGCCGATGCGTTGTTCACATAGGCGGCTTCGGTCCATTCCGTGATGATCTTTTCGCCGAAATCCTTCTGGATTGCGCGAACGCCACCGAATGGGTTGGCGGAAACGCGGAAGGTTTTGAAGGCGGAAGCGTCGAACTGGTTGGCGTTGTCCGCTGCGAAGTAAATCCAGATCTCCGGAAGCGTCGCGTCGGTCAATGCGTTGTTCTTGGTGCTGGTCGTGCGGGCCGGGGTGTCGAAGGTCGCGGTGGAGACCATGCACTGCGTGTTCGGGTTAAGGAACAAGCTGCCGACGTCTTGGATCATTGGCGAAACCTTCGTTGCGTTCGGGTAGCGCGAGATGGTTTTGCTGTTGTTTTTGAAGTAGCTCCAAGCAGCGAGGGAGAAGACAACGCGGTTAGGGATCACGCCGAGGTTCTTGGCGAGGGCTTCCATTTGCGCGTCGATTTCTGCCACTGGGTCGGTGGACGAACTCCAGCTTTTCGCAGTAGCGGAAACGCCCGTGCGGAGAACCGAGAGGGTTTCACTCAGGCGGCTGTTGCCAGCTTGGGAAACGAGGTTGCGCACGCGAGCTTCGCGCAGCATCCGCGAGCCTTCGCCGGTAGTGGCAAGGTCAAGCTCGTGGTTGTCGATGATGTCGTGCAACGCGTAGGGAGCCAGCGAGATGCTGATGCGCTCGCCGTCAGTGATCACTGCGGTGGAGTCGCCGCCGATTGCACGCTTGGCGCTTGGCACTTGGAGGCCGGAGCGTTTGGCATAGTCGATGATGCTGAACGAAGCGGCACCCGTCTGGACGACAGGAGCAAGGAAGTCAGCGAGGGGCGAAGCGGTTTCTTGGAACAGTCCTTTGGCGAACTGGTTCAGAGTGGAGATATTAGCGGGAGTGGCCATGGTGGTAGGTGTGTTGGTTTAATCTAGTTGAACCGAGTTGAACTGAGTATTTACGAATTAGACGGTGACGGATGGATTGCCGAGGCAGACTTTGATCAAGTGGCCAGCAGCGGTAGCGGCTTGGAGAGCAACGCCGATACAGGAGTTGGTCGAGGTAGCAGTTGCAACGCGGCCGGTGGTGGAAGGCATCACCTTGGCACCGAGCGCGATGGCTGCGGATGCTTCAACGAATACGATGG